TGTTAGTATGCGGAGCATGATGAATTTTTGGCTGGAGAGCTTAATGCTTGCCATCCAGCTCCGGGGGTTTCTTTGGATGATTTCTTAGGAAAAGAAACATCTAGGGTTTTAGCGAATCCTCCATTAGAGTCGCAAGGATCTCTCTAATGGTTAACCTACGTCTGCGTCGCATGACAAAGGATCTTTAAACTTGGGTGCGAACCAAGGGCAGTTCGGACGGAATGCTAGATAGTGTTTGTTAGTTTTGAAAAACTATCGTGGGTCTCATTCTGTGCCCTTTAATTAGGGCACCCCACATGTGTGTTATCAATTCACACGCTCCGTAAGGAGCACAGTAGCGCGTAGCGAGCGTGAAAAGAAATAATTGCCGGATCTTCTAAAATGAGATGGAAGTCCGAGGCCACTGACGCTATAATTAAGTGGTACAAGAATCTTTGGGTGAGAAACCCAAAGCGGGGCGGGCTATTCGGAAGGACACCGTTTAGCCATAATTAAACCTCGTATTTTTAAACCAGATCGCAGTGCACTTAGGTGCGAGCGGTCAGCCCGTAATGTTGGACGGGACGCCGATATCCGACTAGTGACCAGTGCGAGTCCCCCAATTCGATTTGTCACCTCCAAAGCCCCTCTCGTGTGCTATGTCACCAATTTGCGTGTTATCACTGAGAGACTCTCCTTTGGACACTACTCGACCCCAATAGCGAAGCGATTGATGATCGAACTAAAGTAGTGAGATCGTTAGCGTTGGAAGAATGTGCGCGAGCCTTACATGCGATAGAATCGAAGTTCGGAACAACTCGCGGGCCCAACGTCATTTTCTATTTCTTTCTTTGACGTTGGTTGTAACTTGACTTACAGATGGGGGTCCGTATACAGCAGGGGTGCTTGAGGAACCGCAAGATGATGTCAAAGTGGATGCCAAACCCACTTGCGAGCCCGGAATGGGAAGGGTTGAGTAGCGCCTTTGTCCCCCCATTCTTGGGAGATTGCCACGCCCTTTTAGAATAAACCTCTGGATTGTGCCCGCCTTGAGAAACACTCCACTAGCTATGAAGCCTAACATAACTGGCTGAGCCACGAAAGCTCTCTTGGCATACCACAAAACGGCAGTGTGCTTTATGCACCAGGCAGTTGCTGCTGCAGGCACCGCGTAAGCGGGTTTAGTAAATTATTCGGGTTTGGGTAGGTATATTATCGCCTTCACTCTTTAGGGTTCCTCTTGACGCAGACTCGGTAAGGGCCGGGATTTATTAGGCAGCGATGGCGACTTTTAGCGGGGGTTTGCAGTCCCCTGGATATGAAAACTTGCCAATTTTTGGGTCTGGCCCCCCTCCAGTTCAAGGCCAGAGAAATGGCTACTCGGGTAGCCAAGTAAATATATCTCCCGTTGCGGTTAATCGTGCAGCCATCCGAATGCACTCATTGTCTCGGACAGACGAAAACTTATTGGGCCTAGGATATAATGAAGGCCCACAATGGCCTCATATTGAGGAACATATGTTTGAGTCATACTGGGGAGACTTATGGCATAAGGAGGACGTCAGCATTTGGTTTTATAATCAAGGTATGAGGCGCGTGGTCGATCAAACTTTTCAGTGGTTTACGACAAACGCGGCTCAACGACGATTTTTGCAACAACATCGCCCAGACATTTGGAGTTTTTACCGTTTGGAAGGGCGAAGTGAGCACTTTGCTGGCACTGTATTTGAACACTTGTATTACGAGGACGATTACTTTAGGACGACATACTGGTTAAAGGTCGATTACCCCTCAACGCTGGCAGGATATTGCTGGCGCCCGTATTTAGAGTCAGATTTATCGGCGCAGCCGACTTTATATGAGCTCGAAAATGCGGGATGGGATATGACCCTGCCTATATCGCACAACGGCATTACAGGTCACGTGGATCCTGACGGGATTCCATGTCACTTGTTACGGTCGTTTTTCTGGTTGCGAGTTGGCATGAAAACTGCTGTGGCGCCTAATGGAGCACTCCTCTGTGCGTGCACGGACACCTGGTGCCAGGGAAACCACAATTGTGGTGATGCAATTCCGTGCCTCCTTCCATCCTGTATAGGACATGAATGGAATGCACATTATTGCACCAGCATCGAACCTGCTGGCCCGCCAAATCGGCTGACTATCAAAGGAAATTGGTTACAATGTGATTTATGTGAGCGCACCGCGTTATGGGCCTATACCTTACGGGATAGGTCTATTGAGAACCGGTGCTCATATCACAGTAATAGCAACACAACTCACGCGAGTGGTAAAATACGCGGAGAACGTGTTATTTCAAGCGTCAAGATCCAAGACAGTTGGCAATACATTCTTTTCCAGGATCTCAAAGCTTGCCGTGATGGGGTTATCATCGCACCAGAAAGAGTGGACTGCTCTTACGATATTGCGATGGATTTATTATTTCACCGTGACGGTAGTTTTGGTTTTCTATTAGAACGATATCTCGGCCAGAAGCAAGGCGGTACATCCCGTAAGTCCATAAAAATGGCTGAAGGGCACGCTGGTGCTAAACGCCGGGAAGAATTAAAGCTTGATGCTGTAATAGAGAAAATGAATGATGCACTTTTCGAGGCTGTGGAAGTTGGTTGCTCCGAAGACATAGTCAACGGGATGGCACGCACCTTCATCCGCAGTTTTCCTCCTTGTAAAGGGGCTAGTAGGACTAGCCTGGCAAGTTATCCGCAAGTCACGGAGGGTGGGTATGTCCCATTATTAAGTAATGGGGTGACAGTGCGGTTGCCAAGGTCCGGTAAAAATCCGGACCCCCAGGAACGGAG